AACAAGTAAATCAAGACTATGTTGTAACTTCTCTAGGCTTAGATTCAAGCGCTGATAAGATTACATGTAGTCGATTAGCCGTAGCTGCAGTCACTTTTAATACTTCACTTTCCTGTAGTACTAAAGGCGCTGTAAGTAATTCTGTTGTGCCATTTGCTGATATAGATTTGGTCTTAAATACACTAAATACAGCATCTGATGTATCAGTAATAGTAACTGTTATAGTATCTGCATTACCAGAGTCCTCTGATACTATTATAGACTTTATAATAGCAGTGGTTGCTGATGGCACAGTATACAATGTTGTAGCTGATGTAGAAGTTAAGTCTACTTTTTTATTTACAAATGAATTAGCCAAAGAAATATGCCTCCGCTTCTGCTTCGTCTTTTAAATCTTGTTGATAGGTAGTGTTTAATTTTTGCACTATACTATCTACATCTCTTACAAAAGACTGTTGAGTTTGTTGATCATATTCTCTATCGGGTTGTGTTAATGATTGTACAATTCTTGCCATTATCTTCTTCCATCTGGTTGGTAGTCTATTCTAAAAGTACCTACTTTCCAAAACTGACCTGTGCTTGTGTTATCTATTTTTAATGATATTGATCTAGCACGTGCTCGCGTGTCTATTTTTTGTGTGCCTGATGTTACTGTAAATGGACCTAAAGAAGAACTTGCCTGTGCATCATTTGGAAAATCTCTTAGATTTAATGTTATTCTTGCATCTCCTGTTTGTGCTAAAAAATCTGGTATGACTCTTCTTATTTTCATCATAAACTCACCATCACCAGCAAGTCCTTGTTGTCCAATATCAAAATCTCCAGATTCAATTGATGCAGTAATTGCAGTTGTCTGACCTTCTTTAACTTGATTTAATCCTGTTTCATGTTCGTAGTAAGTTGATGTGCCATCACTATTACCATAAACATAATTAACATCTGTTGTTGAAGTTGTGCCACTTGAATCATATTCTGTTGCATGAGGTTTACCAAATACGGCTGAGTCTTGCCATGCGGATCTAGCTAATGTACCACTAGTCCACACTGGTCGCTCGGGACTTGAGTCAAGATAATTGTATGCAACCATTCTATTTACAGTTCCTGAACTTGAACTTGGATAGAACCACATAATTTCACCAAACAAATTATTTAATCCTGCATTGATGTGTTGTTTAGGAGTCGTATTAATATCGTCAAAAACAAAATCTTCAACTAAACACGGTAATGATTCTAGTTTACCAGTGTATCTAAAGAAACCGTTTTCTGACATCCAATAAGCAGCACCATCAACTTCAACAGCTGCGTTTTGTCCAATCAATCCACAGTTAGTACCAACTTGTTGAAATGAGAATGTAAATGGTGGACCAACAAAACGCATAATAAATAATGCAGTATCAGTCCAAATATAAATTGCATCACGACCACGTATTGCTCCCATAATTTTTGATCCATCTGCAAGTCTTTGTGTACCTGCAGTATTGGTTGCACTAGGTGCATAAGTATTAATATCTTCTTGAGACGAGAATCTTACAAACATTTCATCTTGTGTAGATTTTGTTCCAATTGTTGTTTCTGTTCCAAAAAATATCAAGTGACGATCCGGTGTTGATACTAGACTAAATGCAGAAGCTGTTGGTGCACCAGTTATAATCGTTGCTCTTGTATCAGTTGCGTCTGTTGGATTTGAATTCCATTCAAATGTTTCACCTCCATTAATTGTTGCAATTAACTTATTACCTAAATTATCTAAAGACCATAAACCTGGTGCTGTAACAATATCTCCTGATGCTGCTGCGTTCCATGCAAAAAAGTTTGATGCATCAGTTACTGTTGCACCAGAACTATGTGTTGCTGCTGTTGTACCATTAGCACCTCTTGTTAGTCCAGATAAAGTTCCACCACTATTTGATGTATATGTAATTAATTCTGTTCCTATAATAACCGTTCCTGAAGATGGAAATGAAGTTGAACTTGCCATTGTCAATGATGTCACACTTGCATTAATTCCTGATGATAGTGTTGATGTAAACTGACCTGCTTGTTGCCCGCCCCATGATCCAAGACCAAAACCTGTCGATGCAACTTCAACTGCTGGTCCTACAGGATAGTAGTGTCTGACACGAATACCACCTGATGTAGATGCTCCTGATCCTGTCTCATTAGATCCAGTGTCAATTGTAAGTGTCGTATCTGTTGGTATAGACGTTACCATAAATTTATTGTCGTCAAAATTACTAGAGTTAAAATTAGAATTAGTAATAGATGAAAAATTATCTAATAATACAATATCAAATTTATTAATATTGTGTGCAGATGAAAAAGTTAATGTTACTGTTGAAGAACCATTAGTTGTAGAAAAAGCTGATGTTAAAGTTGTTGTAGATTTAATTGGGTGTATGTCATAAAATATACCACCAGAATAAGCATATAAAATTCTGTTTGTGCCTAACGCTGCATACTTAATACCTGATGTATTTACAAAATGATGAATAGCAGTGTTTCGACCTGTAATATCAACAGATCCTAGTTGAGACCAACCGCCTATTTTTTCAGGTGAACCATATCTAAAACGAACATTGTCACCACTAACCCATTGGCTTTCACCACCGGTAGATGTAACTTGTTTATTAAATCCAGGTGCAAACTTTACCTTTTGTAACATAGTATATCCCTATGCTCTACTACGGTTTAGTTGGCCACGTAGCGTTTTCACATTTTTCAACAGTGTCTTTACCCGCTGGTAAATCTCTAAGATCTTTACGATATGTTTTCATATCGTCAGATAGAGTATTATCAGACAAAGCAAGATAGTCAGTTTCAGCAAGAAGTCTATTTCTTTTAGCTCTAAGGTCAGCTAAAGCTCTAGCAGGAGCAGCATCTGCCCACGCCTTTTCTTCAGCATCTCTAGCTGTCTCTTCTTCAGCTGTAAACTGTACTTTGTTACCGTTTATATTATGATATCTTGGCATAGTTTTCTCCTTTGGTGTTATGTATCATTATTATAGAATTCCGTAAAGGCAAATATCTCCAGCGTCTATGTTGCCAGAACTCATTTTAAATTGAAGACCTGTTACCGCACTAGTGGTATTTCCATATCCAGCACTAAATGCTTGTTTATGATAGTCAACTGCTTGATACGCACTTGATCTTGACATAAAATGTTTTACAAAAGTTGTGTTAGAGGGGTCAAATAAATGTAACACTCCAGATACACATTGGTCATTATCTGTACCTAATCTATCATTTAAAATTTGAAAACCTGTACCTTGTGCTAAATCTCTACTTGCTTCATACTGAAGTGATGTATCATTTCCAGCTTCATTATGATAAGCAACAAAATATGTGGTTGTTTTAGTTACATTAAAATTTGTTCCATCAGTGGTCATATTAAATTGTAAACTTTCATCATCAGTTTGTGGATGAATATCTTTAAAAGTAAATAAATATTCTTTATAGGTAGAATCTAACACTACGTCAGAACTACCATTAACAAAACTTAATGTACCACTAGAACTAGCAGTCAACTTTTTAATAAACACCATAGATCCAGTATTCAAAGACCCAAAGGCTGAAACCGATCTAACTCCTCTATTATTAAGTGTAACTATGCTCATTATGAATCCTTTAGTCCGTAGAGTTTGATTGTGCCAGCATCCATGTTTCCATTAGAAAATTTAAATTGTATAGCATCAATAGCGGATGTTGTATTAAAATATCCAGAAAACATTGAATGTGTTGCATAATCAGCGTGAAAAGCTTCATGAAAATCTGACATCCAATGTTTTACAAAAGTCGTACTTGAAGGATTAAATAGCATTAAAGTTCCTGAGCAACTTTGATCATTATCACTACCTACACCAGCAACTAATCTTTGAAAATCTGTGCTTTGTGCTTTATCTTGAGATGTAGCGTAATTAAGAACAGCTGTACCGTCATCCTCGCTATGATATGTTTCAGTAGCAGTTGATGTTTGTGTAACTCCATAGCTACTTCCACTATTTGTGCTAGTTTGAAATTCAAAACCACCCCCATTGTTTGCTGGGTGCATACTAATAAACTTAAACATATAAACAGGATATGTGTTATCTAATACCACATCACTACTACCATCTACGAATGACAATGTAGAACTACTGCTAGCAGTCAAAGTTTTAATATGTGTTAATGATTTAGCTGTTCCAGGTATAGCTGAAATATTTGCAATGCTTCTGTTATTATAAGTTACAATTGACATTACGAAACTCCATATAATTTAAATGTACCTGCATCTATATTTCCGCTAGCAAATTTAAATCTAATTCTTGTAATTGCAGTGGTAGTATTAATATACCCACTAGCAAATTCATTTATTGCATAATTATTATGTGTATAACCATGAGCACTGCCAAGAAAATGTTTTACAAACGTAGTATTACTAGGATTAAATAATTGTAAAATTCCTGCACAACTTTGATCATTATCACTACCTATTGTTCCAGTTAATGTTTGAAACCCAGTTCCTTGTGCCTGATCATCTGCTGTTTTATATCCAGGCCCATCAGTATTTGCACTTTCATCTTGTGCTGCTCTAAAAAATGTAGATGTAATAGTTTGATTATAGTTTGTATTTGTGCCTGTATCAAATTGACAAGTAAATTTTGTACTGTCCGTGGCTGGATGAACATTTGTAAAATGCACTTGATATTCTTTGTAAGTAGAATCTATATCAGAAGTAAAATCTATTGTAGCACTAGAACTAGCAGTTTGAGTAGACAATAATACTAAGCTACTACCAGAGACCCCTGAAGGGAGACTGGTAATCGATGCCATGGATCTGTCATTGCATACATTGATTGACATTTGTTACTCCGATGGTTTAGTTGGAAACTCTTTTGCGTTTACTTTTTCTACTGTATCTAATCCAGATGGTAAATCTCTTAATGCTTGCCTATAAGTTTTCCAATCATTACTTATAGTTACATCAGAATTAGCCATCCAATCTGTTTCTATTAATAATCTATTTCTTTTATTTCTTAAATTTTCTATAGCTATTTTAAATTCAGATTTAATTGGATTAGCAGCTCTCCATTCATCTCTTTCTTTTTTTAAAGAAATTTCTTGTTCTGCTGTTAAATCTATTAATTTACTTTCAGTTCTTGTTACTATCAATTGTTTTGTCATTAGCTATTTCTTACTCCCATTAAAGTAAATTCTCCTTTTGCAATATTTCCTGTGCTTGTAGATATTTGAATATAATTAATATCAACAGCTGATTCATAACTTCCATGAAAATGCCATCTTTGAAAATATCCTCCAGTATTCTCTGAATAAAATTCTCCATAAGCTGCTGGTTTATAAGATGAACCTACATTGCCTTTTTTATAAAAGTGAACTTCTCCGAACATTGGTCTGCTTGTACTATCTAAATCAGAGTTTAATGCCATCTTTATATTATCTGAACTTGTACTGGCTTGATCTACTAAAGTTGAGCCGCTATCTGGTTTATAACCATAAATATTACGCATATAACTTGAAGTCTTAATATCTGAAGAAGAAGATACTCCAATTCTAAATTGCCAATCACCAGCAGATCCATCTCCAAGTAAGTTAGCCATATAAATTATATAGTGTGAATAATTATTAAATGTACTATCGTTGTTGTGGTTAACATCAAATATAACAGAAGAAACATCACTTGATACTGCTGTGGTTGCTAATTTATCCATACCTCTAGTTAAAGAAAAATCTAATCTTTTAATCGTACCTGCATCTGAAATTAATAATTCATCTGTATCTGCAGGTGTACTAGTTAAAGCTGTTTGCCCTGAAATAATATCATTGTTTAATTTAGCAGCGGTCACAGTATCGTCAGACGGCTGGCCGATGTCGAGCACGTTACCTAAAATTTGAACGAAGTCAATAACATCCCCTGTCGCCAGATTTGAGGCGAAGGTCATCGTACTACCTGAGATTGTAAAGGATGATCCTGGTTTTTGTAGGATACCATTTAAAC